CCATTCATTCCAAGCTGCCTCAAGCCCCGGCATTCCGCCGGTCTCAATCATGGTGTTGATTGACGTTTCAGAAAGCACGTCATCCGGCCACATTTGCGCGTCGGAAATAGACTTAAACGCAGCGGCAAGTTTGCTAATACGTTCCGCCTTGTCGTTATCGCTTTCCTGCCACAAGCTATTCCAATTGTAATGCACATCATCCGGGCGCGAGCCCAATGCAGATCGAATTAGCACTTCGTCAAAAAGCGCCATCGCGGGTTGCAGCTTGTTTTTCTGGATTTGCTCGATCTGGTCATAATCCATGGACAGATCACGGTTGCCATTACCGCCCATGCCTTCCGCGCCGTATTTGAACGTGTAGGCTTTTGAATAACCGTAACCCGCGCAAACATCCTCTTGCATTTTAGCAATAACGTCCGGCAATGTCGCAAATGACATTTTCTTCTGGTCGTATGTATGGGCGTTTTCCTTATCGCCGCCTTCAATGATCAGAGTGCCGTACGCGCCCTTCATGTAGTTTGAAGACTGAACGGCCTTTAGGAACTTTGCCTCAGTATCGGGATCGGATAGAATATGGCTCAACTCTGGAACCGTAAGCACATCAACCTTGGCCTCAAACGTCAATTGCGCGACGTTCTTGACCGTCGCGACGTATTGCGACACGCTGTCTTTCACGTCCATTAGGACGCTATCGGCGCGCTTTCCAAATACCAGATCGTCCGGGCGCGACTTACCGTAAAGCGTGATCACTCGCGATGGGTGGACGCGCACCAGACCTTGCGATGGGCTGCTAACCTCATAATACGCCGGATACCCATATCCGGGCTGCATGGGGTCATCCTGGATCAGACCATCCGACACTTCCCGTCTAGAAAGAACCGTAGCAAACCTAAGCGCACCACGACGGACGCGGTTAAGGTTTAGAGGCTCGGATGGATCATCGCCAATATCGAAATACAAATGCGCGCGACCGTAAAGGCGCGCTAGGCGAAACGTGTCAGCTAGTTTAGCCGATAGTTGTAACTCATTTTCCACAGCCTCAATACGGCTAATATCCGCCGCCTCAGCCTGCCACAGACGCCAGTTGCGTGTTGCGTCATCCGCAGGTCCATCAACAATGCGCTTTGGCAGCCAATGCGACCGATACATATCAATCCAAACCTTATCGGATTGCTCGACGGGCGCGGACCACGAAAGCCCCGCCAGCTTATCGCGTGACGGGTCACCTAGCCCGGCGGCAAGGTTCATGAGGCCATCATTGAAGGTGGTATTTGTCATATGAAAATTACTAGCACATAGGGGGTTGACCGCGCAAAATGTGTGGTGTAGGGTGCGGGTAGGTTAAACGAAAGGATGGAGACATGATTTTTCTATGGATTGGATTTGCTGTTTTAACTGCGATTGTGGCGTCTAGTAAAGGTATGAGCGTTATTGCATGGTCTCTCTTGGGCTTTCTGTTTGGGCCTTTTGCATTAGCTGCGGTTTTGTTGATTAAGTGACTTGACAACATGGGGCGCGTCATGTATAAAACGCGCAACCGCTTTCTGGTGGTGTGATAGCAACATCGTGGAAACACGCCGGAGGGTTCCGGGTCACACCTCCTGAGCGCGGCAAGTGGTCCAAGGCGGGCAGGCTATACCGCCAGCGTAGCGAATCAATAGGCCAATGCGAGTGACGTAATGCGCAAGTAATGGCCGCGCTCAACTTGTCAGGCTTGCGTGAGTAACGCCGCGCAGTCTATATCGGCCCTAGCCTGCATGTAGGGAAGCCGATGAATACTACACATGCCGCGATTGCGTTTCCGTTGCCGCGAAAGAGCAACCCCGCAAACTGGTAAGCGGGAATAAGAACTGCTTTCTGGTGGTGTGACGGAAAAACTAAGTGAGGTTGCGCGTTCGCCGCGCGTAAAGAACCCTACGCCGTCATACCTCCTGGGCGCGGCGGCACTTGAATTAACAAGGCGGCAGGGCTCATGGCCTGTTGCGGTGATTTAATAAAAGGAAATACCAATGTGGCAAGACATGACAACTATCCCGGACGGTTGCGCAGATATTGAATTGAGGCATATATCGGGCAGGGTTGACGAAGTATGCTCTTGCGACTTCTGGTGGATGCTGGACGTTGCGCGGGATGATTATATAGGTTGGCGCTTTTTTTCTTGACGGTGCTTTGTGGGTATGGCATAAGGGTCTCAAGAAAAGGAGAGACTGACATGGAATACGAAATCAACCGCAAGGCAAACAAGACCGGCAAGCGCGCAGTTTACTTCGCTACCGTAAACGGAAAGCGCATCGGTCGCACTAACTGGGCGCGCAAATATGACGCAAAGGCTGAGATGAGGTCACTCATTGAACGTATGGGTGAGGAAAAAATTAAGGCTTGGGCGGGCATCGCCTAAGCCAACACATTCACCGCCGCCTCTGTCATGGTCTAGTCACCATGCTATGCGCCGCATGAATTAACATGGAGCCTAGCTAACCGGATGCATACGGCGCTAGGTGCGGTGATTTGAATAAGGTGTGTTTTCGAGTTGCTCGTTAGGAAGTAGCGATACTCCGTTTCCGAGACACACCTTTGCCGCGCTTGGTCCGTCGCGGGATATAAGTAACGGACCCTAAGCAATCGCGCCCCAGTTTACCTTCGACTTGCGCATGATCGGCTCTAGCGCATATCGCAACGCGTCAATGTAATGGTTATTCGCGTCAACCGGGTCTGGTCTAATCTCGCCAGAACGCGCGTCAACTTTCCAGCTATACAATTGAAACTCTCGGATTGTTTCTTTGCAGCGCGGGTGGATCACTACGCGCTTGAATGATCGGATGAATTGAATGCCATCCTCAACGCTGCCCTTGCCTTTTTTGGATCCAACAGAACGCGGTAAGCCCTTGCGTTTCACGTGGCTAATCATGGACGGCTGCGCGCTATCCCAACGGCATTCGTGGCGTGCAAAGTCGGGTATCTTTGCCGTGACACGATCCGCGACATCATCCAGTTCAATACCCTTGCCGCCAGCCTCGTGCGCGATGTAAAGCGTTTGCCCGTCGATGTATGCCTGTATCGCCGCTGTCGGGTCTTGCGCATACCCCCAGTCGCCACCTTGATATGGCCCGTCCCATTTGTCGCCAACCTCAAATTCCCGCACGTCATAGCACCCGCCGAAAATCTGCGCATCGGTCAGCGTTAGAAAGTCGCCTTCCCAAACGTGCTGATATATGTCAGGCCGGTTTGCCAGATCGTCTAAACGTTCCTGGTTTAGCTCATCTGGAAACCACGGGTTGTCTTCCCAATTGACCTGCGCAATCTTGCAATTACTTGGAGTGCTATCACGGAAGCGCTTATGCGTCGCGCTTTCAGGGCTTTCCGGGTTGTAAGTTACCCATATTTCAGACCCGCTTTCACGGACGGTCGGGATCAGCTTGCGATATGCGACTTCACTTGTCGGTTCTGCCTCGTCAATCCAGCAAAGCAAAATCCCCGCCTTGGACTTCATGCTGTCAAGGTTGTGACGCAATCCCGAGAATACGAATTTCACGCGGCGGTTTTTCGTGCGGATATACCGTTCGCCTATCTCGAAATAATCGTCTAGCCATTCGACTGAACGTATAGCGTTCTTGACCTCTTCCATGCTGGACTCGTCAAGGCTGTTTTGAAACTCACGCGCGCAAAGTATAACACCGTTGCGGCCTTGCTCTGCCCACATATAAGCGCGTACCGCTGCCATAAGCGCGAACGCGCGGGTCTTGCCGCTACCCCGGCCTCCATGCGCCACACGGTAGCGTGCATCGCCTGAAAAGACCGGGATTAGCTTAGGGGGTAACTCAATCTTCGCTGTCGTCATTTGACAGGTCAGGGGTCACCAGCTCAACACGACTAGGCTTAGGCGTCATGCTACCATCTTCGCTGGATAGATCGACACTCGACTTAGCCTGCCCATACGCGCGGTCAGTCACGTTCTTGATAAACGTATTGAACTCGGCTTTAATCAGCGCAATTTTTTCTTCGTCACCTTCTGCGCCTTGAACCATGCGAAGATAAGCCTCAGCTTGGTCGGCTTGCGCTTCCGCCAATGCCTCTGCGGCCCGGTGTTGCGCAAGCCGAACCTTACTAGAAACCCCCGCCCGGTTAATATCCGCAGGCCGTTCACCAAAGCCCCCAACGCCTTTAGGATTAGGCGGGTTTTTCTTTTTGTCGCTCATTCATCCCTCCAAGTCACCCCCGTGATACCCCGGCGCGGAAAAGGAGATGAAAACGCGCCGGGGTTATTGACAATACACCGGAGGCAATGTAAAGTCATGGCTAAGTTAGCATATGCAAAAGGAGTGCGCAAAATGGACAAGGATAACCGTGTGACCGTAAAAGTAGATGGCTATGGTATTTTTGCTGATAAACTACGCGAAGAGATTGATAAAATAGCAGACGCAATGTACGGAAAGGAATACAAAATGGAAACAGGAACGCTGAAAGAATTGAACGTGAAGCCCCGCGCAAGTGTATCACCAGATCACGCATGGGAAGCCGACACCCCTAAACTCTGGCGCGACATGACCGACTCCGAGAAGGGCGCTTTGCTGCTGGCGCATCATGAGGGGAAGGTGATCGAGCGGCATTGCCGTGATGGGTGGCGTGCGGTTCTTCATACCTTTTGGCATGACGATGTCGCCTACCGCGTCAAGCGCTGAGACAGAGCGGGAGGTTGTTCCTCTGTATATCCGTGACCCCTTGCACAAACGCATCGGAACCATCGAAACAGTAGACGGCAAGCCCGATTGCAGCACGATCAAGATGGAGGAGTTGTGATGACTGTCAGTCAAATGAATGAACTACTAGAACGCGCAGGGTCTAGTTACAAAGTAAGTGAAGGTGATGCTATGGGGCCAGAGATTGTTGCTCTTATTACTGCGTTACTTGATCGTATTGAAGAGCTGGAGTCCAGAAATTGACCGAAACGCAATACGCGCTGGCATTGTTCCGATTGCGGCTGACAGAATTGCGCCGGGTTCCTTTGCCGGATCGGAGTTGGCTTACACCTAAGATCGGCAAAGAAGATCGGCAACCTTCGCTAATTTGACAATCTGAAATAAACATATATCCTGCCCTAAAGTAGAAAACTAGGGCTATGAGGCAAGGCGGGATGCAGGTGAAATGATTGACAACCTGCATCCGACCTTTGTGTTTTGCTGCGATGTGGTGGACGCTGATCCATATCGCATCCGAGAAAAGTTCATCGACGGTGAGTTGGATCGTGATGGTCTTATGAGATACTACACAATGTTAAACCGCGACGAAAGAAAAACGGCGGGATAATACCCGCCGCCTTTTTTTTACTGTGACAGTGCTGCAAAAAGAGCAACCATAATCGGAATGAAGATAATTTCTGGACCCATTTTTAACCTCCTTTCTTTTGTAGTGTTCTTATTTTAGGCTGTGGTGCTGCGCTATGATTACGGCAACACCAATTAGCCAAAGAAAAAACGTGCCAAACATGGCAAACGAAAACCAAAAAGGCATGTCGTAATAGGACGTACTGCTGGCTGTATCATCTTTTATTTGGGCCGTAGCCGGTTCTATGCTTTCGGCTGTAGATAAATCACCGACGCCAATAATTACTCCCGGCAAAACAACCACCAACATCAACAAAAGCCAAATCGGATTAGCGGGTTTATGACTTGGGTCATAAGGTTCATTGGGATTTGGATTGAAGTCCTCGGGCATAGTCGCCATGGTTTTTGTCGAATCTCCGTCGTAGAAGTACGATTTCTTTGTCATTTCCGTTCTCCTTTCAACGTTACATTATAACATTTAACTTTTTTCCTAGTTTGCCATACAGTGCCGTTTACACCGCTTCCGCACCCCTACCCCATAAAGCTCGCCAACCGCACCACACGGGGCGGAATGGCGGCTCTGTGGCGATTTTACGGATACAAGATACACGCGAGGTAAATAGCCGTTCCAGTTGCTGCAATCACTGCCGTTGTGTAGCACCAAAGTTTGAGCATGTCAATTTTGGCTTCACGGTTAATTTGCTCTTGTGGTTTTAGGGGTAGGAATTGGTGGTTCATTGTATCGACTCCCATACCGCTGCGCAATAGGTATAGGTGCCTTCTGCGATCTTGCGTCCGTTGTGCCAGAGTTCGCAAGGTTTGTGTGTGCCTGCTTTGATGGTCATCGTTCACCTCCTTTTATACTGCCATAACCATTACAGCATGGCGGGGCGGGTGTCAATGCTAAAAAGCAACCTAGCAAAATAAACCAACTTAGTTTTTGAATGTTTGCGCTAACACCTCAATGAAATAAGGATGAAATAACTACTTAGTAGTATAGTGTTATTTTTCTTCTTCTTCTCTTTCAAAAGACGCAAAACAGGCTTTAAGTAAGTTGCTATATGTTAGAAAAAGAAAAAGAGTAAATAAGTGTCTCTTAAGGCTACTAGGCTGTTTTGCTAACTACGTGGCAAAAGGCATTAAAAATCAATGCCTTAAGCCTATTTTTGCTTAGTTTTGTGGCCGAACGAAAAACTAAGTTGCTACGTGGCTACCCTACAAAAAACCACCTTTCGGACGTTTTGCCGTTACTTCTGTGCTTTATTGCACGTTTCTCGGCGATGCCGTTGATGCGCATTTTCTCAAGCGCGGTTTCCACATCGGCGGGTTTGTATCGGCGCAGTCGGTTCTTGAGAACCCCGATGGTTTCGCCGTGCTCGCTGGATATGTATTTGGTCAGCTTCGCCATGAGGTTTTTGTCTGCCCCGTGGGTATCGTCATTGGACACCACGAGGCGCAGTTTTTCGTCAACGTCACGCTTGACCAACGCAAAGGCCCACCGGACATGCTCGATGGTCCTAACGCCAGACGGGGCAGCAAGGATCAGACTGACCTTGGCAATCATTTCGTACCCGCGCCTGACAACGGCTTCTAAGCCCGTCCTCTCTTTCTGGACCTCGGCGTAATCAATACACCAGTCAAGCGCCTTGTTGAGCGCGTCGGCGGCATCATCCGTGGTCTTGATGTATTCAAGCGGGCCGGGGTTTTCCACGCGGTCTGATGCGGCGTCAAAGTAGCCACCGAAAAACAGACCGCGCAGGCGGGTTTGCATGTTTTCCGGCATGGGGCGTTTCTTGAATGGCCTCTTGGGAAGCGGGTTAGAGTTATGTTCCCTCACCAGTAGCGCACGTCCAAGAAATCCGCTTGTCGCTTGATCCTCGTCAATGATCTTGTCAAATGTCCCCGGCGTGGTGAAGCCGATCAGGGACAGAAAGGGGCGGTCAAGACCTTCGTCCAGTGTCTCAAGTTGCCTTGCCAGCCGGTCGGCTTTGGTCTGCTTGATGCCTGTCGGGTCTTCGTTATTCTCGATTGCCTTTGTAAGTTGCGCAAGGTCGCGCTGCATTGCATTACGCACGTCCTCTTTCACGTCACCAGACAACAGCGCCTTACCGTCCGCCTTTGAATACAGCGACATAAGCGTGCCAATCAAGCCCTCAAGGTATGCCGCGCTTCCCTTCTTTTGGGCGTTCACGGCCTTGCCAAGTTCGATGCCAAGTTCGTCGATGATATAATACGCCGCTTGGTGCCGGATCAAGTTTCGCATGACTTCCTGCTGCGACTTCTGATAACCGTGGGACGCCGCGCTAATACCAGCTTCAACAAGAATACGACTGCAAGCCTGCAACACCGCTTCCTTACCGCTAGAGCTATCCGCCACGCCGAACGCGAAAAGGTTTGCGGTTGCGCCGTCGAGATCATCTGTGCAGCGCAAGCCCGCGACGTTGCCGACAGAGACCAAAGCGGCGGCAACGGCAAGATGTTCGCGCGGGTAGCGGCACTGATCGTTTATCCATTCGCAAACCTCCCCGACAAACCCTGGCGGGCGCAGTAAATCAATGTCTGACGTGTCTAGTGGGTCTTGCGCGGGCACGAACTGTTGCATATCCGCTTCAAACGTGACGGACTGTTTCCACCCGCCTTGCTCCGCGTAATATATCAGCGTCCCGATAGTAACGGGCATTGCGGCCTTTCCGAATGAGTGCCAGCGTTTTTCCAGTGTTTCCGCGCCGGGGTATTTTGACCCACCGCTTGACCAGCTATCCCACACGTTGAACGCGGTGCCGCCTGTCGTGTCATGAACCGCCATGCCTATACGGACCCACGTTTCATGGTCGCAGTCCGGGTCTACGTAAGAAAGCATATCCGCGATGTCGGATTCGGTCACGTCCATCGTGCCGCCGTTGTATTCTGAACGGTGATAGTCAGGCTTGCGCAACAAGTCCACAAGCGCGGCGGGGGCTTCTTCGATATCGTCCGGGTTGCCGTCGATTACTTGGTAACGGTTGCCGCTTGCGTGTAGCGAACCAGCACCCACGACAAACCCGCTAGACTTGAAATCAATGCCGGGATATTCCTTGCAGTGCTGCAAAAGCGCCACGCCATCCGGCGCGCGAAAATACAAGTGCCGCGACCCACCACCAGACCCTGTGGAAACGACAAGACCAGCATCTTCTACTTCTGGGATGTCGGCGCATAGTTTATCGAAAGCCTCGACGCCGCCATTGCGGGCGTCTACATCAATAACGATAAGCCCTTGGCAGGACACGCCGAAACCTGTTTCGAATTGCCCGCTTTCCTCCATAAAGTCTAGTTGTTCTTGCGACCAGTGGGGCGTGTTTTGCCAGCCCGACGAACGCGGCCTCTTGTAAGCCTCTTTTTCAGGCAGTGGCTTACCCTCATCGTCGGTTACACCCATTAGGGGAAAAACCGTAAAACCGGCTTCCCACATTTGTTTGAAAAGCATATAGTTCCCCTTTGCTACTAAGCTGCTAAGTTGTAGCATGTCAGAAAAACCATTGCAAGGGGGTTGACTGCAACGACCGATATGGTGTAGGCGTTTAAGAGGCAACGAAAGGAGTTTGACCGATATGACACTACTGAGCGGCGCTAAAAAGAGCGCCTTAAACCGACCTCTGATTATCACCTTGTTTGGTGATGCGGGGAGTGGCAAGACATCGCTGGCGTGTGAGTTTCCCGACGCATTCATGATCCAGACGCGCGGGGAAAGTGTGCCGCGCGACGTGACAAACCAGCCTGACCAACTTGACGCGGTGGGCAATAAGCGGACAGAGAGCGAACCGCATATTTGGGATGAAGGCGAGTTGTTTGACCAGCTTATGGCTCTAGTTCGGGATGAACATAAATACAAGACGCTTATTATTGATAGCGTAACCGGGCTTGAGGATTTGTTTGTCCAGAATATCCTTGACGTGCAACCTGCAAAACAAAAGACCATGAACGCGGCGGGGAACGGCTACGGCTCTGCATGGGATATGGTCGCGGCAAAGCATGGGCGCGTGCGTAAGGCGGCGGAACTGCTGCGGGAGAAGCGCGGGATGAACGTAGTGTTTTTGTGCCACGCCAATGTTGACCGTGTAGAGCCGCCGGATGCTGAGCCTTACACAAAGTATGCGCTGCAATTGCACAGGAAAACCGCGCCTATCTACACAAACCAAAGTGACGTTGTAGGGTTTGTGCATCAGCGGATGTTTACAACCGGAGAAGGGGATGTTAAGAAAGCTAAGACCAGCGGGGAACGGGTTGTCGGGGTTGATCTGACACCTGCGAACGTGTCGAAAAACCGCCTTGGTATTCAAGGCAATCTGAAATATGAAAAGGGTGCAAACCCGTTTGAGGAGTTTACACAATGAGTTTCTGGGAAACAACTGAAGGCGAGGAAATCGCGGCAACCGGGGAGTATGAAGCGCCTAGCGGTTCTTTTGAGCCGTTCCCCGACAAGACGGACTTGATGGCCTATATCGACGAAGTGCAATGGCAGGAAGGTAAGCCGGAATATGGCGGAGGGCGGTATATCAATTACCGTATCTGTGTCACCGCGCCGGAGTCGTTCAAAAACCGCAAGGCGTATTTCAAGCTGTGGGTTGATCCGTCGCAACCGAACCCGAACAAGGAAGGCGACAAGGCGAAAAAACAGGTTGACAAGGACAAACGCCTTCTGGGGGCCATGGCGGTTAACGCGGGCGGCGGTTTGCTTGCGATTAACGGTGAACCGACTGACGATGATCTGGCGCGTGAATTGTCGCAAAAACCGATGGTGTTCAAGGTCGGTAAATGGGAAATGCAAGGCGATACCGGCGATATGCGTTCGGGCAACTACGTGATGGCGGTGTCCCCCGCTGCAAAAGGAGTGGTGGAAGTCTCTGCGACTGCTCCGTCTACGCCTAGTGCTGCACCGAGTGCGCCGCCGATGGATGATGAAATCCCGTTCTAATGCAACACAAGGCGGGGCTGTGGTGGCCCCGCTTTTACAATGTAAAGGGTATTAACATGCAGCCGAAACACTACCCTAGCATGACGCGCAGTGAGAGGCGAGATTGCAGGATTGAATATATATCGCATCAAGGAGGATTGTGCGCCCATTGTGGGAATCCTCTAGATGGAAAGCCTTCAAGTGAGGTTTTGAGTAAACGACTCAATATGAGGTTGTTTCCAAAAGGTTTCTTGAATTGGCCTGTCCATTTACATCATGATCACGATACAGGGATGACTATAGGCGCAGTACACGCGCGATGTAACGGCGTTTTGTGGCAATACTATGGAGAATAACATGCAACACACCCAACGCAGCGAGGGATGGCGCAAACAACGGCAGGGCCGCGTGACAGGCAGTGTTGTGGGGGCCATTTTGGGGCTTGCACCATACATGACACGCGAGGACGTGGTGCGCTCCATGGTGCGGGCGTATCACGGCGGCATACGCGCACAACAAGAACCGCAATTCAAGTCAATTTGGGAACAACCGCACTACTATGCGCAAATACAAGTGCAGTTGCACTGTTGTGGCCGAAAATGGTGCGACTTCTGGCAGTGGACGCCGCATGGCACAAAACTGGAGCGTGTGGATTATGATCCAGAATGGATTAACAATACCCTGCCATCGTTGCGGCAATTCCACGCCGAATACCTGTCCGAACTAGACAACCCCGAACACCTTGAACCGTTGCGCGTGCAGGTCAATACGCAAGAGGCCAAGCGGCTTTTAGATGAATACGACGATCTGAAAGAAGCCATTGACAACGCAAAGGACCGTCAAAAGGAATTACAAGCGCAGCTTATTGAATTGTCTGGGGAAAAGGACGCGGATATTTGGGGGCGCAAGCTGACAAAAGTGCAGAAACAGGGTTCCATTTCCTACGCGAAGGCGCTAAAAGATATTGCACCGAATGCGAAACTAGAGCCGTATCGCGGCAAGGAAACGGAATACTGGAAGTTGACTTGACCTACACCCTACGCCCTTACCAAGAAACGTGCGTAAACAAGGCGATGGATTTCCTGAAGAAGTCTGTCGAGCCTTGCATGGTAGATGCGGCTCCGGCGGCGGGAAAGTCATTTATGATCTCTGCTATCAGCGACCGACTATATCAGATCAGTGGTGGAAAGAAGGTTTTGAACCTCGCGCCGTCGAAAGAGCTTGTGCAACAGAATCACGCCAAGATGCTTTTGACGGGGCATCCGGCATCAATCTTTTCAGCAAGCGCGGGCAGTAAATCCACGCGACACAATATCGTTTTCGGCACGCCAGGAACCGTGAAAAACAACATTCGCCGGTTCATGTCTGGATATTGCGCGGTGAACGTAGACGAATGCCACGGGATTACGCCGACGATCAAAACGATCATTGAGGCCATGCGCGAAGGCAATCCAAACCTGCGTGTTATCGGATGGTCTGGCACGCCGTTTCGGCTGAATACTGGTTACATATTTAGGCTGTTTCCAGATGGCCGCCCAGTCCCCGAGGATCAAGCGAAAGACCCTTACTTTGCGCAATGCGTTCACCGCGTCAGTGCGAAGGAAATGCTAGATCAGGGCTTCCTTTGCCCAATGACGGTTGGCGCGCCACTGTCCGATGGGTATGATGCGGCGGGGTTGAAGCCTAACCGCATGGGCAAGTTTGATCCGACCGACCTGCATAGCGTATTTGTCGGGCATGGGCGCAAAACCGCTGCAATCGTGGGTGACGTAGTTGAACAATCCCGCAACCGTTACGGCGGGTGCATGTTGTTTGCCGCGACGGTTGAACACTGCCATGAGATCATGGCAAGCCTGCCTCCGGGAAATAGCGGGTTTGTGACAGGGGATCACGCAGATGCTTGCGGCGGGTTGGTTAAGGGCCGTGACGCGGTTATCAAGGCGTATCGTGACCAGCGGTTCAAGTATCTGGTTTCGGTCGGAACGCTGACAACGGGCTTCGACGTAGAACACACGTCCACGATTGCCACACTACGCAAGACCGAAAGCGCGGCATTGCTGCAACAAATTCTGGGACGTGGCTGGCGTATTGATCCGCAGAAGAAAGACGCGCTATTGCTTGATTACGCGAATAACTGCGATGAACATTTCCCGGACGGTGATATATATGAGCCGGAAATCAAGGCGGGGTATGGCACGGGATCTAGTGGCGCAATCCATGCCCAATGCCCGATGTGCGAGGCGGTGAATGAGTTTTCAGC